GTCCATCGCGCCAAGCTCGACGTGATCCTGTCCGCCCTCGGGCCACGATTGGGGATCGACAGCCCGATCCCTGCCGATGCCAAGGAACTGCTGGCGGCAGTACCCGCAACCCGTCCGAACATGCAAGGTGCCGTCGGCATCGCCGTGATCCCGATCCACGGCACGCTGGTGAAGCGCACCTTGGGGTTGGAGGCGGCCTCGGGGCTCACGAGCTACCAGGACATCGGCGCGATGCTCGATGCGGCGCTAGCCGACCTCAGTGTTACCGGCATTCTGCTGGATGTCGATTCGCCGGGCGGCGAGGCATCGGGCAGCTTCGAACTCGCCCGCCGCGTGCGCGAGGCCACCGCCGTAAAACCCATATGGGCGGTAGCCAACGACGCTGCCTTCTCGGCAGCCTACGCCATCGCATCGTCTGCCGAACGTGTCGTCGTCACCGAAACAGGTGGTGTCGGCTCGATCGGCGTGATCGCGCTGCACATCGATCAGTCGGTGAAGGACGCCAACGAAGGCTACCGCTACACCGCGATCACGGCGGGCCGGCACAAGAACGACTTCTCTCCCCACGAGCCGCTCACCGATACCGCGAAAGGCGAACTCCAGGCCGAGGTCGATCGCCTCTACGACATCTTCGTCAGCCACGTGGCCGCCATGCGCGGATTGCCGGAGATGGCGGTACGCGCCACCGAGGCCGCTCTCTACTTCGGCCCGAACGCAACGGCGGCCGGTCTGGCCGATGCCGTCGGCACGCTGGAGGCAACGCTCACTGAATTCTCGATTTACCTCAGCTCCCGAGGCCGCAAGGCGCCCCCGACTCGGGCAGTTGCACGACCCGGGGCGACGCACCTACAGGAGAACGACATGTCTCTCGAAGAAACCCAAATCGAAATGATCGGCGTTGATCAGGCAGCCGTCCTGGTTGCCGAGGCCCGCCGCGAAGTTACCCAATCCGCCCAAGCCATCGCCGAGTTGTGTCTGATCGCCGGCTGCCCCGATAAGGCCGCCGCCTTCATTGCTGAAGGCAAGAGCGAAGCGGATGTGCGCCGAGTGCTTTGTGAGGCCAAGGCCGCACGATCCGAGGCTACGCCCATCCATTCCACCATCACGCCGGAAGCCGGTACCGACGCCCCCGATCGACCCGAGGCATCACCCGTGGTCGCCGCCGTCAAGAAACTCATCCACAAGGAGTAAGACATGCCCTCTATCACCCAGAGCAAGAACCTCGGCGACCTCCTGAAGTACGAGGCACCGAATCTTTATTCTCGCGAGGCCGCGACGGTCGCCGCCGGACAGAACCTGCAACTCGGCACCGTACTCGGCAGGAAGACTGCCGACGGCAAGCTGTATGCCTTGGCACCGGCCGCTACCGACGGCACCGAAACCGCCGTGAGCGTGCTGGCCACCGACACCGACGCGACCCTGATCGATCGGGACGATGCCATCGCGGTGGCCCGTCACGCCATCGTCGCGCGCCACGCCCTGATCTGGCCGGCTGGCATCACCGCACCACAGAAGGCCGCAGCCGAAGCGCAACTCGTGGCGATCGGCATTCTGGTGCGCGACGCAGCGTAAGCAGCCCCTCTCACCCCCCCGAAAACCCGCCACACGGCGGGTTTCGTTTTTTGGAGATCCAAGAATGCAAAACCCGTTCGACAACCCCGGCTTCTCGATGGCGAGCCTTACCACGGCCATCAACCTCATCCCCAACCGCTACGGCCGCATCGAGCAGTTGGGCCTCTTTCCGGCCAAACCGGTGCGCACCCGGCAGATCATCGTCGAGGAGTACGCCGGGCGGCTGAACCTCCTGCCGACGAAACCGCCTGGATCTCCGGGCACCGTGGGCGAGCGCGGCACGCGCACCTTGCGCTCCTTCGTCATCCCCCACATCCCGCACGACGACGTCGTGCTGCCCGAGGAAGTCCAGGGCATCCGCGCCTTCGGCTCGGAGACGGAGATGGAGGCGATTGCCGGCGTGATGGCACGCCACCTGGAAACCATGCGCAACAAGCACGCCATCACCCTGGAACACCTGCGCATGGGGGCACTCAAGGGCCAAATCCTCGATGCCGACGGCAGCACCATCTACGATCTCTACACCGAGTTCGGCCTCTCCCAGACGTCGATCAACTTCGATCTTGCGAATGCCAACAGCGACATCAAGGGCCACTGCTACGACGTGCTCGCCGAAATCGAGGACAACCTCAAGGGCGAGTTCATGACCGATGTGCACGTGCTCTGCTCGCCTCAGTTTTTCCGGGCGCTCACCACCCATAAGGCGGTCAAGGAGGCTTATACCAACTGGCAGCAAGGGGCAATCCTGATCAACGACGTGCGCTCCGGCTTTACCTTCGGCGGCATCACCTTCGAGGAGTATCGCGGCCAGGCGAGCGACATCAACGGTACGGTGCGCAAGTTCATCGCCCCGGGCGAGGCTCACGCTTTCCCGCTGGGCACGGTCGACACCTTCGGCACCTACTTGGCCCCGGCTGACTTCAACGAGACGGTCAACACCCTCGGCCAGCCGCTCTATGCCAAGCAGGAACCGAGGAAGTTCGAACGCGGCACGGATCTGCACACCCAGTCGAATCCGCTGCCGATGTGTCATCGCCCCGGTGTGCTGGTCAAGCTGACGAGCGCCTGATGGTAGGCGTGGCTGATCTGTACGACGCGGCCGCCCGTGCCGGACTGCTCACCCCCGTCAAGGTCGGCGCCCTGATCGTCGAGTGCGGCTTCCGCGCACCCGACGAGACGGTGCTCGATGGCCTGGCGCTCTCCCGCGATTACGAGATCGAGTTCCCAACTGAGCGCCTGCTGCTCGTCGTCGGGGACACGGTCGAGATCGCAGGGCAGCCCTACCGCGTGCGGGAAGTGATTGCCTTGCGGGACGGAAACGAGTGCCGGGCGCGTCTGGCTCGGTTGTGAGCCGATCAGGGGCCGATCTTGATCCAGCGGTTCCAGAGCATGCGACTGATGGTGGCATTCACGGCCTGACGGTCGAAGCGCTCCGGATCGAAATCCAGTCCGGCCCACTCCTGGAAGGCCTTGGTTTCGTCGCCGTAGGGGTCGTCCTCAAGCTGATCGAGAAACGCCTGGTAGCCGCCTGAACCACCCGCATCGTCGGGCGGGCAGGCGCGCTCGCCAGCCTCGACCCAAACAAAGCCGCCGTCGCTTGGACTCGGCTTGGCGTCCTTGATCGCCTCGACCGTGATGCGGTGCATCCAGCTATCGCCGAAGTCGTACAGGTAGTCGCAGGTATCTCCCTCGGCCAGCAGCTGGTTGAGGCGGTACTTCTTCTCGTCGAGCACTTCCCAACCGGGGTCAGTGAACTCGGGATCCGGAACACCGTAATGCTTGCCGCGAATCTCGAACTTGTGCAGGTGGGAGTCGGACCAGCCCATGGCTGCCTGAAGGATGTGATGCAGGGCATCGAGCCGCGTGCGGCCATCGAGGTGGATACGGCGCCAGATGGACGGCTGGATACCCATGAGATCGACGCGCAGGACGTAGTGGTCGGGCGTTGACTGACTGCTGCGGTGTTTCTTGGTTTTGGTTTCCGTTGCCAAACGGCATCTCCCTTTATCGGTTTCATTGTATCGGAGTCCCTATGCCCCAATCCAGGCGCGAGCAGATCGTTCGCGAGATCCTCGCGCGCATCGCGACGGCGGTATCGCCCATCGTCGTGTTGCGCCAGCCGACCACAGCCATCCCGCGCGAGAAGACGCCAGCTCTCGTCGTCACCGTCGAATCGGATACCCCGGTTAAACGCGCCAACGACCGCATGGAGCGCGATCTCATTGTTAGCGTTACCGGTTTTGCACGCGACCCGGTCGACGGTTATGCCGTGGCAGACGATCTTGTCTGCCGGGCGCATGCCGCACTGATGGCCGATCCAGCGCTCGGCGATCTGGCACTCGGTATCGCCGAGATGGAAGCCGACTGGCAGGTAGAGGACGCCGACATGGAGGCCGTCGCCATTCCTGCAACTTACCGCATCACCTATCGCACATTCGTTAGCGACCTCACCAGCAAAGGATGAATCCCATGTCCCGCATCGAACTCCTCAAGACCCACACCCATGCCAACGAAGTCCATTTCGCCGGTCACGTGATCGATGTGGATGAGATCACCGCCCGATGGCTCATCGAGAAGGGTGTCGGCAAACCCGTCGACGATTCGCAAGCGGTGCAAGAGACAGCCGTCGGCACGGCGGTCATCCCTGAAACCCAATCCCAGCGCAAAGCAAAGGAGTAACCCGCAATGGCCTATTTTTCCGGACAAGGTCGCGTCTTCATCGGCGCGCGTGACAGTAACGGCAACCCGCAGGGGCTCGTCTTCGTCGGCAACGTACCCGACCTCAAGGTTTCGCTGTCTGTCGAGACGCTCGAACACCAGGAGTCGCAATCTGGCCAGCGTCTGACCGACTTGCAACTGATCAAGACCAAGAAGGGCGAGTTTGCCTGCACCCTGGAAGAACTGATCCAGACCAACCTCGAACTGTCCCTTTACGGATCCACGACGACGGTCACCAGCGGCACCGTGACCGACGAGCCCGTCATCGCGACGGCTGAACTCGGCAAGCTTTACCTGCTTGGCAAGCAGAACGTCTCCAGCGTGGTCATCAAGGCCGGTGCGACCACGGTCACCAATACCAAATACACCGTCAATGCCAAACACGGCTCCATCCAGTTCACCGACATCACCGGCGTGACCGGTGCCATCACCGCGAGCTACAGCTACGGGGCATCCAGTGCCACCGCGATGTTCACGCAGCCCCTGCCGGAGCGCTGGGTACGCTTCGAAGGGCTGAACACGGCCGACGCCAACAAGGAAGTCGTGATCGACCTGTATCGAGTAGCGATCAATCCGGCCAAGGATTTGTCGGTGATCGGCACCGACCTGATGAAATTCGAGTTGTCGGGGCAGGTGCTGGCCGATCTCACCAAGCCGGCCGCCGGTGCGCTCGGTCAATTCGGTCGGATCGTGCTGCTGTGATGGACAACGACACGTTCGCGGCACTGCCGCCGGTGCCGGTGTCCGTCGAGATTGCTGGCGAGCGCATTGATCTCACACCGCTCAAGGTGGGCGAGGTGCCGGCGTTCGCCCGGGCCGTGCAACCCATCGCCGCCAGTTTGTCGGCATCGCCCGACTGGCTGGCGCTTCTGGCCGAACACGGCGAAGCTGCGATTGCCGCCATCGCCATTGCCACGCGCCGCCCGGTCGAATGGGTGGCCGGGCTCGACCTCGATGAAGCCGTGCGCCTGGCCGAAGCGGTTTTCGGGGTGAATGCCGATTTTTTTATCCGGCGCCTGTTGCCGAGCGTGACGCAGGCAGCGGCGCGAATCGGTCAGACACTGGAAAGCCCGACGCGTGGAGCAATGCCATCCAACGGCTGATCGGCGCGGGACACGCTTACGCCGACATTCTCGACTACACGCTGGCGCAAACCGACGCATTCCTCGCAGCTATCGACCGGCAGGAGTCCCGGCAACTGGCGAATCTCCTGTCGATAACCGCGACCGGCAGTCAGGGGAGCAGCGAGGCGTTGCGCCGAATGATGAAGGCGTTGTCGTGCTGAAGCTCTCCCTGACCGCGACCGGCCTGCTGGATAAGTCCAAGCTCGACGCCTGGGCCCGGCAGAAGCAGGCGGCCATCCACAAGGCGGTCGCGGCTGGAATGCAATCGGGCGGCAAGCCCATGGCCGATGCCGTGCGCAGCAGGATGAACGCCGATTTCACGGTCAGGAAGGCGGCGTTCGTGAGATCGCTGCGGGCCAAGGTCTACGACCGCAACCCGGACAAGCTGCCGGCGCTGCTCATTGGGTCGCGGATACCATGGCTTGGCATCCATGTCCGGGGCGGCACCCTTACGGGCCGGATGCTGATCCCGCTGCTGCCCGAGCATCAGCGCATCGGGCGCAAGGCATTCCGGCGCGTGATCGATGGTCTGCTGCGCACCGGCAATGCCTACTTCATCCAGAAGAGCGGCAAGGTCATTCTGATGGCCGAGGTCATCAAGGAAAACCAGAGCGAGTTGCGCCGCTTCAAGCGCGCCGAGCGGAGCCGCACTGGGGCGAAATCGATCAAGCGCGGCACGGAGATTCCCATCGCCGTGCTGGTGCCGAACGTCACCCTGAAACGCCGCTTCGATCTGGAAGGTGCAGTGCGCGGCCAATTGTCCGTCCTGGCCCGCGCCATCGAAAAGCAACTGAGCAAGATTTGAGAGAGATGAATCCGTCGTGACACAGGATCGCGCCCAACTGCTGATCACCGCCGTCGACCAGACTCGCTCGGCCTTCGACTCCATTCGAGGCAATCTGGCCAAGCTCGGTGACGAGTCAAATCGGGTCAAGGGGCTGCTCGCCGGGCTCGGCGTCTCGCTCTCGGTGGCTGGGTTTGCCACGATGATCAAGAGCGCCATCGACGCGGCGGATCATCTGAACAAGCTCTCGCAGAAGATCGGCATTTCGGTCGAGGCGCTGTCGACCTTGCGCTTCGCCGCGCAGTTGTCGGATGTCAGTCTGGAAACCTTGCAGAAGGGCATCAAGGGCCTGTCCCAGAACATCACCGAGGCCAATACCGGTATCGGCGACGGTGCTCAGGTGTTCGATGCCTTAGGTGTCTCCGTCAAGAACGCCGACGGCAGCATGAAGTCCACCGAAGCTGTGCTGCTACAGGTGGCCGATGTCTTCGCCAACCTGGAGGATGGCGCGGTCAAGACGGCGCTGGCCGTGAAGCTCTTCGGCAAGAGCGGCATGGACATGATCCCGTTCCTGAATCAGGGGGCGGCCGGCATCAATCAACTGACCGCCGAGGCCGAGCGGCTTGGCCTGAAGCTCACCACTGAAACGGCGCGTTCCGCCGAGGCGTTCAACGACAATCTCACGGCGCTCAAGGCATCAAGCTCCTCGCTCGGCATCGCCCTGGCCCGCGACTTCCTGCCGGAACTGACCAACATCACCAATGCCATGCGCGAGGCGGCCAACGAGGCCGGAACGTTGAAGGCGTTGTGGGTCGGCCTGGGCGGTGTCGGCAACCTGATTTTCAACGGCACCGAGATCAAGCGCGCCCGCGACGAGGTCGCGCGGATTCAGGAACTGGTCGACTCGACCCGCAAGAAGGTCGATACCGGCAAGGCCCCGGTACCGTTCATGCCCTTCGAGATCAAGTTCAACGAAGCGGCGATGGCCACGCTGAAGAAGAACCTGGCGCAATGGGAGCAGGAACTGGCGGCAGCCAAGCAACGGCTGGACGCGCTGACCAGCCCAAAGCGCCCCGAGGAAAAGCCCCCGACTGGCAAGCCGACCGAGGACATGCAGCGCATCGCCTGCGTGGTGTCGGGAGGCCAGTGGGTCAATGGCAAGTGCGAGAAGAAGTCTGCAGGAGGTGCCGAGAAGGACACGACCGGCGCGCAATTGGCGTTAGTCAAGGCGCAGGCCGAGGCCGAGTTCAAAGTCCTCAAGGAAGGACTCGATCTGCAGAAATCCGCACTGGATCGCGCGCTCGACGACCGTCTGGTCTCGATCCGCGACTACTACGCCCGCAAGACGCAGATCGAGCAGCAGGCCATCGACCAGGAACTGGCGGCCAAGCAGCAGGAACTGACTGCCCAATCGACGGTGGCGGTCAATGGCAAGGATGAGGCGCAGCGTCTGCGCGCCAAGGCCGAGGTCAAGAAGCTCGAAGGCGAGATCACCGTCCTCAATATGAAGCGCGGCGAGGTCGAAGTGGCCAATGCCCACGCGGCCGCCAAGGTCGAGAAGGAACTGGCCGATGAGCTCGCCCGCGTGCGCGACCGGCTGGCTGAAATTCGCGGCGGTGCCGGCGGCGATGTCACCCGGGCGCGTCTGGAGCGTGAGTACCAGCCGCTCATCGAGAAGCTGCAACGCATGGGCGACACGGCAGGCGTCGCAGATGTCGGTCGCCTGATCAACGTCGAAGCCGACCTGGCCGAACTCGGCAAGCTCGAACGCCAGTACCAGACCGTCACCGAGCGCATGGCCATCCGCGAACGGGAACTACAGGTGCAGAAAGATGCCGGCATGCTCACCGAGACGCAGATGCGGCGCGGCGTGATCGAGCTGCACCAACAGACGGCTGCCGAAGTGGAAGGCCTGATTCCGAAGATGCAGGAACTGGCCGCCGCTACCGGATCGGATGAGGCCATCAACCGGGTGGCCCGCCTCAAGGTGGAGGTCGCCGGCCTGAAGACGGCGGCCGACGATGTCGCCACCCGCATCAACGGCGACGTAGAAAACGCGTTCGCAACGATGTTCGAGCAGATTGGTTCGGGCGCGAAATCGGCCAAGGATGCCTTCGCCGACTTCGCCCGATCCGTCATCTCGGCCATCAACCGCATCGCGGCGCAGAAGATCGCCGAGGAACTGTTCGGCGGGATGAGCAAAGGTGGCGGCGGCTTGGGCGGCCTGATCTCGGGTCTGTTTCAATGGGCCGGCTTTGCTTCGGGCGGCTACGTCACCGGGCCGGGCACGACCACCAGCGATTCCATTCCGGCGCGTCTGTCCGCCGGGGAATATGTGCTGCGCGCCGAAGCCGTGCGCCGGGTGGGCCTGGACTTCCTGCACGCCCTTAACGGTGGCCTGTTCGGGCCGCGCTGGTCCGGGCCCCGCCTGGCCTTCGCCGAGGGCGGCTTGGTGCCGGATGTTGCCCAAGCCCCGGCTGCCGCACCGTCGCAAGCGGTGCGCATCGTCAACGTCATCGATCCCGGCATGGCGGCCGACTACCTGAATTCCGCCGCCGGTGAAAAAACCATTCTCAACGTGCTCTCGCGCAACGGTTCCGCCGTGCGGGAATTGCTGAGGTAAGCCATGGCTTTTACCAGTGGCACCGCCACCGATTATCTCGATCTGCTGGCCCGGCTCAAGCAGTTCGTCACCCAGGACATGCTGCCGGCCAACGAGCGCTGGTCGGTGCTGCGCTGGGTGCCGGGACCGCCCGCCGAACTGGTGCTGCAGGGACCAGGACTCGCCGGCACCGACCAGATCAACGTCGGCATCCTGTCCGAGGCCGGCGCGGACTACGGCAACTGGAAGCTGCGCGGCTTCGTGGGCTGGAACCCGGCGCAGACCTTCGACGGCCAGTACAACCCGAGCGGCACGTTCTACGCGCTGCTGATGGCGTCCGCCATGCCTTACTGGATCGTTGCCAATGGTCGCCGCATCGTGATGGTGGCGAAGACCGGCACCTACTACGAGATGTTGCATCTGGGCCTGTTCCTGCCCTATGCCACGCCGGGGCAGTACCCGTACCCGCTGCTGGTCGGCGGCACGTACAACAGTTCGACGCGCTGGAGCAATTCCTACACCTACCGCAACCACCTGCCCAAGTCGCAGGGCTACTCGGGCGCGTACTACGCGCCGACCGGCGTCTGGACCGGGGTGTCGGCGATGTGGCCGAACAGTTGGGGCAGCAACACGCGCGAATGCCCGGACGGCTCCTACCCGCTGCTGCCGTTCATCCTGGCCGGTCTGGGGGAGATGGAAGGGTGCTACTGCGTTCCCGGCTACGCCAATGCGGTGGAGAACATCATCAGCGTCGGCGGCGTCGATCATCTGGTGGTGCAGGACGTGTTCCGCACCGGCTACAGCGACTACTGGGCCCTAAAACTTGCGTAATGCGGCTCGCGTGAGGTAAGCAATGGCATTTCAATCCGGCATCACCACCTCGGCGAACGATCTCCTCGACAAGATCCGGCTCTTCGCCGCCGGCTCCTGCGGCTACACGCAGTTGATGTATCAGGCCGACGCCGGCTACTACCGCCTGCACCTGCAGCACGCCGCCACCGGCCAGTACGTCCATCTGCATTCCTACGCGAGCTACGTCGCCTGGTACGGTTCGACCAGTTTCAACAGCGGGCTGGCCTACGGCTCGCAGACCGTCGCATCGGGTTCGTACTCTCTGACCCAGTTGTCGGGCAGCGCCGAGTACTTCCTCTTCGGCGGCGACGGCTGGTGCTACTGCGTCGTGCAGACGGCCAGCACCACCTACGCGCCGATCATCTTCGGCGCGATCACCAAGACCTGCACCTTCACCGGTGGAGCCTTCCTGTCGGATACCTACAGCACCTACGTGCGGGCAGACATCGACGGCAACACCAACAAGTGGAAGGTGGGCACCTCGGGCGTGGATGCCGTGCGCGCCTTCTACAGCGCGACGACACGGCAGCTCGACAGCTACT